GACAAAATGTATGATACTTTAGTTCAAACTATGAACTTGGTTATGTTTTGTAAAGCAGTAAATATACCTTTTGCGGTTTATGCCTTTTCAGATACTAACAGAGGTAATTTTACAAAACCTGATGATGAATATGTTTCACGATTTGATAGTGCTTATGATAGAATGCCTTATCATTATGATAAAGAAGGTTTATTAATATTAGAAGACGTATCACTATTAGAGTTTGTTAATTCTGATATGAAAAACGTTAAGTATCAAGAAGCAATGGCTAACCTTTATCAGATTGCTTTAGAATATAATGTTAATTATAGAACTAATAGATATTTTCATCAATATGAGAATGATGAAAACTATCATAGATTTAACACTCCTTCTGCTTTAAGACTTGGTGGTACTCCACTTGATAGTGCAATCTATCAATCAGTTAGTGTTGTAAACAAATTCATACAGAAAAACAAAGTACAAAAAATGAACACAATCTTTTTAACAGATGGTTCAGGTCACACTATGGGTAAAGCAACTATGTTAGATGACCACGGTAAAATAGATTATATAGAAACTTATATGTATAATGTATATTTTAAAGATGGTACTCATACTTACAAATATGGTGGTGGTAATTATAGATCACATCACCATGGTTATCACAAACAGTTTTTAAATTACTTTAAACACAAAACTGGTTCAACTGTAATTGGTTATTATGTGTGTGGTAGAAAACTAAATTATTGGGATGTAAATAACTTTTCTATAAAAGATGGTTACCAACCATATGAAGACGCAAAAATAGAATTGAGAAAAAACAAAGTGGTAACATTTACTGATATTGGTTATGATGAATTGTTTATTACTACTAAAAACAATATTAAAATAGATGATACAGAAGCTGAGATATCTTCCGATATGACAGCAAGTAAAATGAAACAAGCATGGGCAAAATCTTTCAAACAGAAAAAAATGTCTAGAGTTTTATTGAATAAATTTGTTGAAAGGGTGGCATAATGATAGAACAAAATAAGAACAAAATTGGTCAGGATTGTCGCACCTTAGATAAATCGTTGATAAATAACACTTTTTATTTTGGTATTATACCAAATTATTTGTTGACAAATCGCTATCTTCCTGATAGCATAGCTATATAATTATGAAAGGTCAAATTATGAACAAACTAAATGAAAAACAACTAGAGTATGTTAATACTGCTTATGAAATGTTTTCTACTGATACAATAGAGAAATCACAAATTAAGCAAGTTAACGCTAAACTAGGTATGAAATCATCACCTGCATGGTTGATTAAAGATCCTCAGTTTAGATTATCTAGAGGTGTTTACAAGTTACCTGTTAATGGTATTGTAAACCCATCTAAAAATGTGAAACAAGAAGTTTCCATTCCAGAGGTTAAACAAAAAATCTCTAAACAAATTCAAACTACTGAAAGTGCTACTGAAAACTTGGTGCCTAATAAAGAAGACACCTTTGTGCCTTTTGGTAATTATAAAGATATCAAAAACATTGTTAAGTCTGGTATCTTTTATCCTACATTCATTACTGGTCTATCTGGTAATGGTAAAACTCTTGGGGTACAACAATCATGTGCCGAACTTAAAAGAGAAATGATTAGGGTTAATATTACAATCGAAACTGACGAAGACGATTTACTTGGTGGTTTCAGATTACAAGATGGTGAAACTGTCTGGCATGACGGTCCTGTTGTTAACGCAATGAAAAAAGGTGCCGTATTATTACTAGACGAAATTGACCTTGCCTCTAACAAGATTATGTGTTTACAACCTATTCTAGAAGGCAATGGTATCTTTCTTAAAAAGATAGGTCAGTTTGTTGAACCTAAAGACGGGTTTCAAATTTTTGCAACCGCAAATACTAAAGGTAAAGGTTCTGATGACGGTAGGTTCATTGGTACTAATATTCTCAACGAAGCATTCCTTGAGAGATTCCCTGTTACCTTTGAGCAGGCATATCCTTCTGCTAAAATCGAAACAAAGATTTTAGATAACGTTATGTCTCATTACGGTCTTAAAGACAATCAGTTTACATCTAATTTAGTTAAGTGGGCTGAGGTTATTAGAAAAACATTCTTCGATGGTGGTATTGACGAAATCATTGCAACCAGAAGATTAGTTCATATAGTAAATGCTTATGCAATCTTTAAGAACAAACTTAAAGCGGTTGAGGTATGTGTCAACAGATTTGATGACGATACCAAAAACAGTTTCCTTGATTTATATACTAAAGTCGATTCCGGCGTAAGTATAGAAGAACTAAATCAAGGACCTTCCAATGATAGTGAGGAAAGTGAGGATAACCTTGCTTAAATCTATCGTTCATAATGTAGACCTCGTGGGTGGGCAGAAATGCCCACCTTCATTAAAGGGGGTGAGGTAAATGACATTAGAGGTAAAAGTACGAAACAACAATGTAGAAAAAGCCATCAGGCAACTTAAAAAGAAAGTTATGAAAGATGGTTTATTAAAAGAATTAAAACGTAGGCAATTCTATGAGAAACCTACGTTAAAGAGACAACGTAAGGCCAAAGAGGGTCTTAAACGTTTAAACAAATTAAGACGTTTACAAGAACGACTTAATGACTAACCTTAAAAAAGAAAGGACCTTTATTATGGGTAGACGTAAACTTGCAAACAGCACTAAATTTCTTAACGCTTTGTTAAGAGGTGATAGTGTGACTTGGTCTGAAGCACAGAACAAGTATAACCTCTCTAGACCTAGAGCGGTTGTTGATAAAATCCGTGAGGAAGGACATTGTGTCTATATCAACAAAAACAAATCTGGTACTTATTACAGAATAGGTACTCCATCTAAAGCGTTAATCGCTGCTGGCTTTGCCGCTTTAGAACCATCAGTTTATGCATAAGCATAAATAGTCATGAGGCGGTTCGTAAGACCTCATGAGTGTTGCCTCTCGTATAAGACAACACATTTATAAGTCTTTTTTAGGGTTTTAGACTTGAAAAAATAAAAACCCTACTTATATAAATAATTATGATACGCCATTATGGGTATCATATAAGTTAACTTGCTAACAAGGAGGAAACTAATGAATACAAGAAACTTATCTATTTGGAACGATTTAAGACCCTTTACAATAGGGTTTGATGATTTGTTCAATCAATTTGACCATTACGTTGATAATAGGTCAACAACTTTTCCACCATACAATATCGTGAAAGGCAAAGACGATCTCAATTGGACAATTGAAATGGCACTTGCTGGTTATAATAAAAAAGATATTGAGGTGAAATATGCTGACAATACTATCACAATCAAATCAACTCACAAAGATGAGGAAGATAAAGATACAATTCATAGAGGCATTGCCAAAAGACATTTTACTAGATCATTCACAACTGCTGATGATGTTGAGGTAAGAGGTGCTGAAATGAAAGATGGTATGTTATCAATTGCATTGGAAAAAATAGTCCCAGAGGCTAAGAAACCAAGAACAATTGATATTGCATAAAAAATAGATAGGGGCGGTGAGAATATCTCCGCCCTTGACTTTTGAACTAAAACCTGATATAATTATATGATGTATAAATTTAAAGAGAATATTATTTTAGATGATGTAAAAAGATATATTGACGAAACCTATCGTTCACATTATTCCACAACTCAAAAACAAGCTACTGAAATCATCATTGACCAAGGACACGGTGAAGGTTTCTGTATGGGCAATATTTTAAAATATGCTCAAAGGTATGGCAAAAAAGAAGGCAAGAACAAAAGAGATTTGTTAAAAGTTATTCATTATGCCATAATACAATTGTCCCAGGACCATTACAAAAACGATAAAACTTTATTAGATACTTTGCAAGAAGACCTGTTATCTTATGATATAGGTAGAAATACAAAGTCAGGTGAAACAGCACCTTTACGTTCAGTAATGTCTGAAAAATTAAATAACCCTAATGATTAAGGAGAAACTATATAATGAAATTAAGTGATAATACAAAAGAGATATTAAAAAACTTTTCTGAAATTAATCCTAATTTAAAGATTACACCAGGAAAAGAAATTAAAACTATCTCAACTATGAAAAACATATTGGCAACTGCTGGTGTTGAAGAAGAATTTCCACAAGACATTGCCATATACGACCTATCTGAATTTTTAGGTATGTTATCTTTATTTAATAAACCAACATTTACTTTTGATGAAAAGTTTATGACTATAAATGAAGAAGGTACATCTACAAAATCAAGATATTATTTTGCGGATGAATCCATACTTACAACTCCACAAAAAGATGTTAAAATGCCTGCAACTGAGGTAGAGTTTACATTGACACAAACTGACTTAACAAACATTAAGAAAGCTGCGTCTATGTTACAATTACCAGACATATCAGTTAAATCTGTCAATGGTGATATAATGATGTCAGCAATTGATAAGAAGAATGATACAGCAAATACCTATGATGTAAAGGTTGGTGTTTGTGATACAAATAAAAAGTTTGAGTTTCATTTTAAAACTGAACACTTTAAAATGTTGCCTGGCGATTATAATGTTTACATATCATCTAAACTTATTTCTAATTTTAGACACAAAAATAAAACAGTACAATATTGGATTGCCCTAGAAAATACTTCAAAGTATGAGGGGTAATAATGGAAAACTTATTATGGGTAGAGGCTTATAGACCATCTACAATTGACGAATGTATATTACCTGTTGAGATAAAGAAAACTTTTAAATCTATTCTTAAACAAGGTGAGATACCAAATCTATTATTATCTGGCACAGCAGGTACTGGTAAAACTACTGTAGCAAAAGCATTATGTAACGAACTTGGTTGTGACGTTATGATGATTAATGGCTCTGACGAAGGTCGATCCATTGACGTTGTAAGAAATCAAATCAAGAACTTTGCTTCAACTGTATCTCTACATGAGAGTGATAAACCCAAAGTGGTTATTGTTGACGAAGCAGATTACATGAATGCTGAGAGTGTTCAGCCTGCATTAAGAAACTTTATCGAAACGTTTAGTAATAATTGTAGATTTATATTTACATGTAATTACAAAAACAAAATTATACCTGCAATTCATTCTAGGTGTACTGTAATTAATTTTACAATACAAAATAAAGATAAAGAAAAACTAGCAGGTTTATTTCACAAACGATTATCCACAATACTAGAACAAGAGAACATTGAGTTTGATCCAAAGGTATTGGCTGAACTTATTATTAAGTTTTATCCAGACTTTAGAAGAACCATCAATGAATTACAAAGATATTCTGTATCAGGTAAAATAGATACAGGTATACTTGTTAATATTGCTGAAGCAAATATCAAGTCTTTAAACAAGGCACTAAAAGATAGACACTTTGGTGATATGAGAAAATGGGTTGTAGATCATATTGACCAAGACCCTGCAGGTTTGTATAAAGAACTATATCAAAATTTTTATACAGCATTACAACCACAAAGTATTCCACCAATGGTTATTCTTCTGGCAGAATATCAATACAAGAATGCTTTTGTTGCAGACCCAGAACTTAATATGGTTGCGTGTCTTACTGAAATCATGTCCGAATGTAAATTCAAATGAAACCCACTCAAGCAAATATGACAGGTAGAGCCACAGCACAAGATGTGGTTATGACACCATCAACCACAGCAAAAATAATTATTGATTACTTTAAACCAACAGGCAAACTGTTAGAACCTTGTCGAGGCGAAGGTGCAATATATAATTACATGTCTGGTGATAAACATTGGTGTGAAATTTCAGAAGGTAAAGATTTCATGGATTGGAATGAACAAGTAGATTGGATTATTACAAATCCACCATATAGTATATTTGATTTGTTTTTAAAAAAAGCAATGAGTGTTGCAGATAATATTGTATTCTTTGTACCATTCTCAAAACTATTTAAGTCTAAATCAAATGACGAAATGGTTAGACAGTATGGTGATATCAAAGAAATAGTGAATATGGGTACAGGTTCGCAACATGGATTTAAAATGGGATTTATGGTAGGATGTATTCATTATAAAAAAGATTATGTAGGTGATATTAAATATACGAGGTTGTATGGTAGAATATAGTTTATCAAAGTATCTCACGGCTATCAATTATAGTAAAGAAAAACTACTTGATACAGACGATAGAGATTGGGAAAAGAAATATCCACCTTTTATAATCAATAAAGGTTTATCTTATTTTTCAGACACAGTTATGTATGCTAACGAAATGAATAGGTTGCACCATGCGTCAAAACATATGCAATTCTCATTTTTTCTAAATAGTATAAAGTCTAGAAAAAGATTTAGTAAATGGTTAAAGTCTTCTAAAATGAAAGACCTTGATGTCGTAAAACAACATTTTGGTTACTCAAATAAGAGGGCACAAGAAGCTTTATCTATACTGACAAAAGAAAAGATTGATTATATAAAAGAGAGATTATATAAAGGTGGAAAAAAATGAGTGAAGTTATAGAATGGAAACCAGACAGTATGCTCGAGGTAAAGATAAAAGAGCCAGATGATTTCCTAAAAATTAGAGAGACACTTACAAGGATAGGTGTCGCCAGTAGAAAAGAACGAAAGATTTATCAATCGTGTCATATACTACATAAACAAGGTAGATACTTTATTGTACACTTTAAAGAACTCTTTGCTTTAGATGGTAAGACAGCAAACATTTTTGTAAACGATATTGAAAGACGAAATACAATCGCACAACTATTAAGTGATTGGGGTTTGGTAGAATTGGTTAGTAGTGTAGAAAATAAAGCACCACTATCTCAAATCAAAGTATTACCATTTAAAGAAAAGAATGAATGGACACTAGAACCCAAATATAATATTGGTAAGAAAGGAAACGAAGATGGAGACCAGAGAACAGATAATCCAAGCAGTTAGACAACATGCCATTGGGCATATTGAAAAACATAAAATGAATGTTGAAATTTATTTAAAACAATCTGTAGGTATTGGTGAACATGGTGATATTTTAGAAACAATAGAGAAAGAATTAAATATCATTGCACAATACCATGACCAACTTGAAGTATTAGACAAATATTTTTAACCTTGACTTTTAAGTCGAAACCTGATATAATTATATTATGAATTTTTACACCAATGTGTCACCTTATGGTGATGAATTACTTGTTAGATATTTTGACAATGGTAAAAGATGTGAGGATCGTGTACCATATGTTCCTCGTCTTTATGTACCTACAAAAGGCAAAGGTAGATACAAATCCTTAACAGGTAAAGGTTTAGATTCCGTATCATACAAATCAATCAAAGACGCTAGACAAACAATCAAACGTTACGAAAATCATCCAAACTTTATTCACGGCACAGATAGATTTCAATATCAATATATGGCTGACTATTGGCCAGGTAATGTAGAATACGATAAAGATAAACTTCGTATTTACACAATTGATATTGAGGTTGAAAGTGAATATGGTTTTCCTAACGTTGCAGATTGTTCAGAAAAAATGATTTGTATTACCGTAAAAGACCAAGTCAAAAAACAAATACTTGTTTGGGGTATGGCAGACTATACTGTTAAACAAGATAACGTACATTATGTAAAATGTGAAAATGAAAAAGATTTACTCAAACAGTTTCTTAAATTTTGGCAATCATATTCACCTGATGTTATTACAGGTTGGAATAGTAAATATTTTGATGTGCCATATCTTATTAGACGTATAGGTAAAATACTAGGTGAAGGTGCTATGAAACGCATGTCGCCTTGGAATATTATACAAGAAGACCAAACATATGAAATGGGTAAAACTCAAACTTACTTTAGATTGTTAGGTATTGCTCAACTTGATTACCTACAACTATATCGTAAATTTACAATTAAGAACCAAGAAAGTTATAGACTAGACCATATTGGTAAAGTAGAACTTGGTGAACAAAAAGATGATAACCCTTATGACACTTTCAAAGAGTGGTATCAGCAAGACATACAATCGTTTATAGATTATAATATACAAGACGTTGAACTTGTTGATAAACTAGAAGATAGATTACAACTTATTGAACTTGCATTAACCATGGCATATAATGCCAAAGCAAATTATGAAGATGTATTTTCACAAGTTAGAATGTGGGATACAATTATATTTAATGAATTATTAAAAGATAATATCATTGTGCCAATGCGTGATATGAATCCTACATCACCAGAACTTGTTGGTGCATATGTTAAAGATCCTAAAGTAGGTTTTCATGATTGGGTTGTGTCTTTTGATTTGAACTCACTATATCCACATTTAATTATGCAATATAATATTTCACCAGAAACAATATTACCTGATAAAAAGAATGTAGATATTGTTGACTTATTAGATAAAAAGGTTGATATGTCTGATGGCAACTGTATGGCTGCCAACGGCACAATGTATAGAACTGGTAAACAAGGTTTCCTACCTCGTATCATACAAAAAGAATATAATGATAGAACAGTATATAAAAAGAAAATGCTTGAGGCAGAACAGCAGTATGCTAACACTAAAGACCCAAAGTATGAAAAACTTGCAAGACGATATTACTTGGTTCAGCATTCTAAAAAGATTTCGCTAAATAGTGCATATGGTGCCATTGGTAACAAATACTTTAGATACTATGACCATAGAATGGCAGAAGCCATAACTACATCTGGTCAATTGAATATACGTTGGATAGACCAAAAACTAAATGAATACTTTAACAAGTTATATAAAA